TTGAAGATTTGCTCCTTCAGATGCTGCCATCGCAGTGCTATGTGAGCCACCTGTTTGAATAACAAGATAAACAATTGAACCAGCAGCGGGTGTTGCGACTGAGCTAAATGTGAGAGCATTCGTTCCGCCCGTTACTGTCACTGTAAGAGTAAATAGCTGTCCTAAAGAGGGGTCAATTTCACGATTGATTGTAGCTGATCCAGTGCTTACAGTAACCGCTGTAAGAACAACTGGTGTCGCAGAACGAATCTGTCCACTTGTTGTAACAATGCCTGTGCCAGCACTAACAGTTGTGCCAGCCTTTACACTTCCGAGAGTGTAGACAGGCGCACCCTCATCAACCTCGGTGTTACCGTTAGGGTTGATGCCTCGTGGAACGTAGTCAGGCTTGTCGGTATTATAAATGGCAAAGATCTTTGAGTTTGGGTCGATAAATCCACTCAAAAAGGTGATTGGGTCATAGACACCCACCATGTAGGTGGTCACACCAGGATTTGGGGCAGAATAGGTGGTGTTGTTAGAAACAAGGAGGCCAGGAGGAAATAACTTCTTGCCGTTCTCCCTCAAAACACGGTTGGCGGGGCAGTTAGTCGCCGTTGCAGTTCCCTTTGTGGAAAGAGAGGTAAGGGTGCCCGTTGTGGTAAAGGTGGCGGAGTTATAGGTAGTTGTATACTCAAAAATATCCTGGTGAAATGCGGTCGTTGTAATATAAGACCTTCGGGCGGTGGCTGCGTCAGAACTAGAGGCGCTGGACATTATACTCAAGGAATATATTTTTTACGAAAGTCGGAACAATCCATCGGCCTTATTTAGTTTGCGCGGAATCCATCGGATTTCCACCCAGTCCATATATCTTGCAGCCATAAGAACCTCTTTATAATAGTTAGCAGCATAGGGATGTTTCGGTATACGTTGATTCACTAAACAATGAATCACTGAAAGATTATCGTTTTCTAGTTGCAACTCACCAATCTGATGACTTTGTGTTAACTTAATACCATCGAGGACAGAACACCATTCAGATTCATAGGAGTTTATGTGATTAAAATAGGTTTTAACGGATTGATAGACTTCACCTTCGTCCTTTAAAATACAAGCGGTTCGTGACAAACAATCTTTATAACGGAAACTTCCATCCGTTTGTAATGAAGCAACGATGGGAGGTGGAGTAGCGAGTGCGCTATGAAGCAATGAAAATCGTTTAAGGCTATATTTAGACATCTTATATCTATATATAACCTAATCCTTAGATAATCTAAACAACATTAACTATAAACTATAAAAGTAAAATGATGGATACAGACTACATTTTAGCCATTACAACGGCACTGGGTATTGTAACCTGTGTATCAACAGTGCTTTTAACAGCACTTTTTCCGTGTTCATGTAATGCACGTCGTGATTGTAAACGAAACTGCTCGGATTGTAAAAAGGATAGACAAAGGTGTAGAAAAAGATGTTGTAGGAGAGAACGATCTGATACAGAAGAAAGTCTAGTAGAAGAAGCATAATCTCTATATAAAATAGAATCATATGGCAAACTCATTCAAGTCTCTTCTAAAGACAGGATTTGGATTAGGATTTGGATTACAGTTGTCAAATATCCTATTTATAATCATTGGAGCGGCCTTTTTTATTCCCGGATATATACTATTGATGAAGAACAAAAAGGAAAAAGACTCGGATCAAACAACACCACTTGTTTTAATGGGCCTTGGTGTTTTGATTATGGGTGGTCTAGGATTTGGTCTTTTTTTAGAGAATCTGGGGGAGTTGTTTGAGTAAGTGCAGCAATCTGTTCTTTGAGGAGTTCAATCATTTCACTTTGTTTTTCTAACTTGTCTTCCAACTCTTTATTTTTTTGTTGAAGGGATTTAACAATAGGAGGTAATACATCCTTTTTCACTGCGAGAATCACATTTTTAGCGATATAACTTGCGGAGGGCATCTTTCTAACTACTGTCTTCAGAGAAAGTTACGTTAGTTGCCGCTATCCGTCAACCACTACGTTAGTTGCCGAACAACATAGTCGCTCGATATTTTTCAATCAACATAGCGGCCCATGTTTCTACAATACTATGTAACACAGTATTTTGTGATGTCCCTCCCAGTATAGGAGAAAGTTCAATATACAATGAAGGTCTGTCAGCAGTCGTAAAGTTTATACTGCCGTCAGGTTGCCTAGGAAAAGGTGCTCGTCTTCCTTGAATATCACCTACTGTCCAGTCCATAATGGCTAAACGGATTCCTGGATCTTTTTCAGCTTTAGCGTGTGTAACAATATCATTCCAAACCAAAGGTGAAAAGAGTGTTTCTCTATCCTTTCCTGCAATCACCAGTTTCATCATTTCATAAAACTCTCCCCCACTGTTGTCGACTCGCCATAACTGATTCGCCCGAATCGCATCATAGGAACGGAAAAAGTTCACAATACGTGCGGAAGGATGAGTTCCTTCCAATCGTCGAGTCAGTGCTGCAGTAGCCCCACGTGCCAAAGGGGCATAGTCGCTCGGTGATTGTGTAAAACGATTCTCATAGAGACGCTCAAAAGGGATTTCCAGACGTGACTCTTTTAAAGCCTTTTGATTTTCACCATCGGTATAGATATGACGTGTTTCTAACTGTAGAATCGGTGCCCCAATCATTAATCGATCCAATGTAGTAAACTGTGTAAAGGCACCTCCACGAGAAGTCTGAATCTTGAAATCACTACGACCCCAAGGCACTGGTTTCATACGTCCATCGGAACTTTCCACTAGATCCTCCAGTTTACGGAGCCAACAACGAATCTTATAGGCCTGTTGAGGAATACATGCAAGTGGAAATCCTCCATCATCTATACTCTGACATCCGAACAAGGGTAAGGGTAGACGTAGACGTCCAGGAGTCGCATTTCTTCCTATGGCAATGCTAGTGCTCGTATGGAACCCAAGATTTCTATCAGTTAAGAATGAAGAGTTTAGGGATCCACGTGTTCGACTCGTCGCCCAGAGTGCATCTCCACTGAACTCTTGAATAAGAATGTTATCTTGGAGCAACTGAATCTTTTCAAACAAGAAATATCCAATCCCTTTTGTATAGCCGTAGGAAACACCCGATAAGTCGGTAACTACGCCGTTCGGGTTCAAAGTGGCATAGGTTGGAGGAAGCCATGAAGGAAGATCAATCAGTAAAGTCGGTTCAATAAAGAGATCACCAGCGATTTCAACCTGAAAGTCTATACTTTTACCAAAGTCGGGTGCATTTAATGGAGGCAAACGACGCAGTTCATGAACAAAGGGCGGAGTTGGATTGTAACGATTATCAAATATATTTTTTGACTGGGGCGAATCGTCAATGAAATAGACATCTTTATTACCTCGTGCGACGAGCTCATAAAGAGAGCCTTCAATATTAAATGCTGTGCTTCCCATCTTCTTACATGTGGGGCTTTAATAGATTTACCGTAGAAACACGCCCTGGTTCAACAGGTAAACTAACTTCGGCTCGGCGTCCAAACCGAGGAAAATAGATATCACCTTTCCATGACTCATTACTCTTGATCCAATCATTGAACTTCCCTTTGAGCATGACATATCCAGGTTCATTGATAGGAATACCGAGTTCCTGGAGTTTTTTTAGAATCGTAATGGATTCCTTGACTTTTTCACTCTGTGGTTTAAATGATTCTGAAGAAGACATACTGCTATTTTAGCAGTTGATTCTTTAACCCTTCTAAGAACCACATGTATTAGTGCAGGAACTACAGGTTTGTTTACCGATATAAAATAGATTTTTTGTCGCGTAATCGCTATAGTTCATAACACAGGTGCTCTGAATATTTCCACATGTGCTCATATTACAAGCAGGTTGAGAAACACTTGTAACATTAACAGTATAAGAGTAAATCGCTTTGGCTTGTAACTTTCGAATCACGTCACTGGCATCCATTCTATACAGACATCCTAAAGATTTATTTTCAATCAAGATAAGACAATGTGTGGAATCTGGTGTCTGGTTGGTAAGATTGAGCCTTTATATGATCCAAAACAATGGGTGAAGTCATTGATTCCCCGTGGACCCGAACAAATGGCAATGGTTTATCCAAGCAATCAAACTACGATGGGATTCACACGTCTCGCTATTAATGGCTGTCATCCCAGAGGTATGCAACCATTTAAAAATGAGAGTAAGACAGCCGTATGGATGTGTAATGGTGAGATTTACAATCATGTGGCTCTAAGGACTCAGTTTGGATTGAAAGAAATGACTTCGGGCAGTGACTGTGAGGTCATTGGAGCCCTGTATGAAACTATGAAAGACCAACTCAAAAGTTTATTTCGATCACTGGATGGTGTTTTTGCCATCACGATTGTTGATCTAAATCGAGGTCATGTGATTGTTGCGCGCGATCCATATGGAGTTCGCCCACTATATATTGGTCATGGATACAGATATATTCCTTTTGGACAACCTGTAAAACCAAATACATATTCTATCGATTTAAGCCATGTGATTTTTGCGAGTGAAATCAAGGCACTTTTGCCTATTTGTTCGGATGTTCAACCATTTCCTCCTGGAACTTACCAAGTCTGGGATATTGAAACAAAGATGCTTCTAAAATCCGAGAGATATCATTCAATCCCTTATTTGACAAATCCAATGTTCAGCCTTAGTTATCCTAATGTGTTCAACCTTACTTATCCTAATGGCTTAGAGATGGCATGTGCTTCACTCCGTTTTGCCTTAGAGGAAGCGGTTCAAAAACGAATGATGACGGAACGTCCTATAGCTGCGCTGCTAAGTGGCGGAATCGATAGTAGTTTGATTGCAGCCCTCGTTCAACGTAATCTAAAAGCGCTTGGCAAGCCATCTTTGAAGACCTTTAGTATCGGTATGGAAGGTAGCACAGATCTTGCCTATGCTCGAAAGGTGGCTGACTGGATTGGCTCAGACCACCATGAAATCGTTGTGACGGCGAGTGACTTTTTTGCTGCGATTCCAAAGGTCATTTATGCCATTGAAACGTATGATACAACGACTGTGCGTGCTTCAGTAGGTAACTGGCTTGTATCGAAGTATATTAAGGAACATTCAGAATGTAAGGTCATTTTTAATGGAGATGGAGCCGATGAGATTTTTGGTTCCTATCTGTATTTCAACTATGCACCGAATGATCGTGAGTTTGAAGAAGAAGTGGATCGATTATTAACCGACATTCATTATTTTGATGTGTTGCGCAGTGATCGTAGTATCAGTAGTCAGGGTCTCGAGCCCCGCACGCCCTTTTTGGATAAGCAGTTTGTCTCGGTAGCACGTTCAATCGCAACAGAATGGCGTCGCCCCATTCAAGGAAAGCAGGTTGAAAAATGGATTCTTCGTCGTGCATTTAATGATACTTCCATTTTACCACCCGAAGTTCTTTGGCGTCGAAAGGAGGCATTTAGTGATGGTGTCAGTAGCACAGAAAAATCCTGGTATCAGGAGATTCAAGAACGCGTTAGCAAGTATGTGCCTGATGATTGGGAATCGATTGCAAAAAGAAACTATATCTATTTGACTCCTACAACCATGGAGCAGTATTATTATCGATTTTTATATGAAGCATATTATGGTAAACTGGTATCTCACTCAGTTGTTCCTTATTTTTGGATGCCTAAGTGGATTCAAGGAGTGACAGATCCGAGTGCAAGAACTCTACCGAACTATGCCCAACATTAGTTTCATAGAGACTCGTGAAGCCACTATGATATAGAGAGCAATTCCAATATATATGAGAACTAACGATAGAAGTATCGTCGAAATATCAAGTCTGGTTATTCCATAGACTAAGGTAGACACACCTGAAAGACTTAGAAGTTGCGAACCTACAAACAATGAGTCTAACATGATTATTATGATACAATC